ATCCAGAAGTACACTAAGTACAGCAGGGTCTCTGGGCAGGTTGAGAGCAGCGACTTTGTCGCGATACAAGCTGAAACGATTTGTGCAAGTCTGAAAGAACAGCCTAAAAACGAGCCCATAACCCTCGCGAAACTGCTTAGCGAAACTGAAGGGGTCGGTGTTGAGCTCGGCGAATTACTGAGCAAGGTAGCAAATCGACTCTGCAACGTCTCGAAAGAAGAGGCTACTTTTTTGTCAGAGCAATCCGAAGACAAAAGCCAAACGAAGCCCTCACAGAATTCCGACTCTCTAAAGAGTTCGGGTGGACCCCAAACCAGCTCGCAAGACAACCAGCAAAAACCGTCCAGCAATTCCTTGTGATCCTGAATCAGATGGACAAGATGACAGAAGAGGAAATCGAAAAGGCTAAGCGGGAGGCGAAGATGCGTGGCCGTTGAGATTAACTGCACCGTGAAGGGTATTAGGGCATTTCAAGAGGCAATGCTGAACTTTGACCGTGCCCTTCAGAGACGTGTGCATCGTCAGCTTGCAAGTTGGGCGGCTGATGTTAAAGCGGAAGCAATGCGCAGAGTTCCAGTGAGGACGGGGCACTTACGAAGTAGTATTTATTCGCAGATCAGCGGTTGGGTTGTTAACATTGGCGCTGAGGCGACATATGCACTGTTTATCGAGCTTGGAACACGATACATGAGAGCGCGACCGTACCTGTGGCCTGCAATACAACAATACCTTCCACAACTTGAGGGAACAGTCTCCGACGCCATTGAAGAGGCTAAACGGGAGGCTGGTTTCCGTTGAGTTTCAACGAATTAGGCATAAGCATTATTGCCCAGAACTTGGCAAGTGCAGAATTTTCTAGGGTCGCTTCTGACGCTGGCGCCATGGCTGCGCAGGTTTCAAGTCAAAGAATGGCCATTCATACGGAAAACTTTGCGAGTCCAGAGATAAGTCGAATTGCTGAAGACGCTGCTCGTGTCAGATCCGAAATTGAAGCGTCACCTATAACGCTTAGTTTTGGCCCAGTCGAGGCGCCACTTATTCCGCCAGTCGAGATTCCACCAGCAGAAATCATGTTTGCGCCCATTGACATCCCGGTTATCCCGCCGATCGAGGTTCCGCCCATAGAAGTCACTTTCGCACCGATAGAGCCTCCAATCCTACCTCCTATCCAATTTCCAGCGATAGAAGTTCCAAGCATTCCGCCGATGGACATTTCGAGTTTTGAAGGCGCCCAGGTCACTTTCGGCGAGGTGGGGGCTTCAGCGATTGAAATGGGCGAGAATGTTAAGGCTGCAGGCTCCAGCTTCACTGAGATGCAAATGTACGCTGAAGACACTACTGGGAGTTTGCGCACGGTCGCCGGCGGCATCAGGACTACTGCCATGATGGGGACAGAACTTACAATGCTCGCCTCAGACTTCGGAATCGTGGACAAAGAGACAAGCAAGTACATGCGCACCGTGATGGCCATGATAATGGTTGTTTCTACCGCAGCTCGAATGTACAGCTTCCTCACGCTTATGACGACTGGGCACACGGCTGCCGTCGCTGTTGAAGGAACAACCACAATGGCCACAGCTGGAGCCTTAAGTTTTTCATCAATAGCCCATGGCATCTACAGCGCTGCAAAGTGGGCAGCTGTGGCTGCGTCAAACGCCTTAAACATCAGTACGGCGACTTTCTTGGCTTTGACCGGGGTAGGAATCGCAGTCATTGTGGCCGCAACCGTTGCAATGTGGGCCTTTGCAAACAGCATGAATGCTGCAACATCTAGTGCCCAGAGCTTCAACGCAGCCACTAGCGAGATGCCTTCCCGCACTCGTGGCATTCAACGTGCAGGCGAGGAAGATCTGTATCGCCGAGGGGTTGAGTAGCCTTGAGTGTTGAAATTCCCAAGTGTACCATTGCTTTCGGCGCCGTTGCGCCACCTCAGGGCGACATAGTAGACCTTCGAGTACATTTGGGCTGCACGAAAGAAGTAAGCAGTTTCGAGGTTCTGTTGCAGAATTGGAATAAGAAGTACAGTCCCGGCGGAACGACGCCCATCCTTGTTGGAGTGGACGGGCATATAGACATGGGCAGAGGCGTGTTTGTTCCGCAGTTGATTACTTGCCGTATTGAAAGCGTCAAATGCGAATCAACTCCAACCGAAAACTACATTCGTGTTAGTGGTCGTTGTTGGGGAGAGAAGCTTTTCCGCAGAACCGTGACCAAAACTTACGAGAACAAAAAAGGCGAAGAGATCATCAAGGACTTACTTGACTATTACGTTGGATTGAGCCACGTTCGCTATTTTGACGGCACGGGCGTTGAGCTGGTGGAAGATACCGACACAACCTTTACAAAGCTGGCCTACGAAAACACGCCTGTCTGGGACATAATCAAATACATTGCAGAGTCATCTGACAAGGCTGGCGTTATCGGCTACGATTTTCGCGTAGCGTTTGATGGTAAGTTCGAGTTTTTTGCAAAGAACAGTAAAGCTTCAGAAGTAAGCATCTCCGAGAAAATTGAGGCGAGCGAGTACCGCAAGGACATCCATCGCATAAGAAACAAGATAATCAGTCAAGGAGCAAGTGAGAAACAATATCCATCTGATGTGAATGATGACGGCTTAACGGAGACCACAACCGACTGGACAGCCGATGATACAGTGGCTCTGAGTACCGACCACGTTTCGGTCGACGGACAAAAAAAGTACACGGACTCACATAGCATCTGCAGCACCGGGGCAGGTGTGAAGCTAGAAACATGGCTGCATAGAACGTTTTCGGCAATAAAAATGCGGGGACCTGACGGCTATAAACAAGTCGTGTTCTGGCATCACTGGACCGGGAGCCAAGATGCGTTAGCCTCAGCGAAAGTTAGGCTCTATTCAGGGGCTAGTTACTTCGAGATTGACATATTCCCATTAATCGGTCCTAAAGCAGCTTGGACTAAAGTAACACTGCAGACGCAGACACCTAGCTGGACCGCAAGCGGCACGCCCAACTGGGACGCTATAGACGCTATCAGCTTCATAATCGCGTATCCGGCGGTGGGCACAATATACCTTGGCATAGATCATCTGCGGTTCTGTGACTGCCGCTACTCCGCGGTCGCAGAGGATGCAGGAAGCCAATCCGCTTATGGTTTACGTGAGCTCGTGGAGGTTGACGAGGAGCTTTACAGCGATAATGAGTGCCTGTTAAGGGCTAAAGCGTTGCTTGCCTACTTGAAGGACCCGGCTGAATACCTGACGGCAAGGAGCACGGTTATCGATTATGGTAGCACACCTATCTGGCAAGCGGACAAAATCCATATCATATTACCTAACGAAAACATAGATGCCGATTTCCGCATAGAAACCGTTGAGTACCATGTGGACGCTAAAACGCAGACGCTTGAAGTGACACTGGAGCTTGGCAAGGTTCCTTCGTTGCTTGCGGATTACTTGTATGCTCTCCGTAGTAAGACGGACCATTTGAGCCGTTACAAGGTTGCGAGGTTGATATGATGAAGAATAAGCAGGTTTTGCAACAGATCAAGGCTTTGCGGCCGGGTGATCTGGTCCGTGTTGACTGGCATGATGCTTCTATTGGAAAAAGTTTGAGCGGTGGGTATGGTGGAATAGATATTCCAGTGTATAGTATCGGCGTTTTCATAGGTTTGCTGGGTGAAAATGATAAGCACATCATTTTGGGCCAGAACCACTTCAGATATGCGGATGGTGTTTTCGACATTGATTATACTGCTATACCGCTTGTTTGGGGCGTCAACATCAAAATCGTTGAGGTAGGATCCATAAGCAGAGAGGAGGCTCAGCAACTGCTTAACAGTTTCTTGTTGGGTGGTAGGCGGATTCTTCCTAAGCGTCCGAAGCGTCAGGAACGACTGAGGAATCACCATGACAGACTGGATTAGAAAGGCGCTCACGAAAACCGTTCAGCGTAAAGGCTCTAGAGGGAAAAAAACAGAAATTATCATCGTGCAGCCAAACGAGAAGCTCGTGTACGCCGTGAAGTTTGCGATAGGCATGACCGTCTGCCTCTCAGCCTTGGAAATCGCCCACATGGCTTTTCTCGGAACATGGAACAGCGAAGTGTTTGCGGGTATAACAGGCTTGATTGGAACCGTTTCAGGAGTGTTGATTGGGCAACATGCCTAAGAAATATTATTGGACTCGAGAAGAAGAGGCTAAGCTTCTTGAGTTGTGGAAGAAAGGTATAACTGACTTAAACGTTTTGGCAAAGGAGCTTGGTCGAAAGCCTTTAGCTGTCGAGCGTAAACTTCAGAGAATGGGAGTTGTTGTTAGTAAGCAAAAATTTCAAAAAACAACAACAACTGAGATAAAAAGCAAGGATCTGTTAACACATGAAGAGGCTTTAAAGCTTTTAGCCGGTGCTATTGAGTCTCTTCAGCAACCAGGTC